GCCTGCTTCTTAAAGTTGTTTTTACTATTAATAGTAGTGGATGTTTTTGAACCCGCAGGTAAGTTTTCATTTTCTGAAGTTGTGCCTGTTAATTTAATTAATTTTGAAGATAAATCATTTCTTAATACCGGGTCATCAGCTGTTTCATCAATTGTATTTGAATATGATGTTTGTGGTAAATCAGGATCGTATTTTAATACCGGATTATCTTTTGCGTTTTTAATTTTCAAACCAACTTCTTGTTGACCTGATTTTCTTGCTTTTGCTAAATCAACAGGATCTGGTTTTGGTACATTTACTTTTCCAGATGGTGTTAAACCTGGTTTTGGATTTATTTCTTCTTTGGATTTACCTAATTGATTTTTACCAGTATGAATATTTGCAGTTTGTGCAAATAGTTCAGGATATACTTCTTTATATGCTATATATTGAGAAGATAAATCATTTCTAGAACCAAGATCTTCATTTGTAAAATCAATTGTTGATGAATATGGTGCTAAACTATCATATTGAACTTCTAAATCAGATTTTTTTGCAAAGTTTTGCTGTCCATCTTTTCTAGCACCAAATAATTTTTTACGAACTTCTTTTTTTGCCGCACCTATCAATCCACCTAAAATTTGATTACCTATTTGTTTTGGTGTACCTTTTGCATTTTTAGCAAGAAACTTTCCAACAATAGTACCTTTAGCATCTTCTCTAATTTGTGCTAAAGTTGTCATTGTATCTGGTTCTTTACCTGCCTTAAATTTATCATTAAGAGAAATTCTTGTTGGTATTAAAATTGTTGGTGGTACTACACCTAATTTAGCTCCTAATTTAGATACACTGGATTTTGCTTTATTAATTAAATTTCCTAAGATTCCAGAATCTCCAGCAGTTCCAGTTGCGCTTTTCATATCATCTACTGCATTAGTAGATTGTCTAGTTACTCTTATAAGTTCAGTTGCATATAATAATGGTGATGATAATGTTCTTATTATTCTTAATCCTGTTGTTTCTTCTTCAAATCTAGTTTCTCTTGTTCTTTGCGATAACCCTTGTCTAATTTTAGTAGCTAGTTTGAATGGTAAATTTAATTCCGAAGCATATGGAATTATAGGAGTATCTTTACTATTTTTAATATCGTATTCCTCTGCGGCAGTTTTACCACTTGCCAACTTTTTATTCTTAAATAATTCTAATAATGTACGTCCCATTAGCTATGTCTAAATGAATTACTTGTTTGTTTATCTACTACTGAAGATACTTTTGATGTAACCTTTGTACCATCCATAATAACTGCAATCTTTCCGGCTTGCATGTCTGCTCTCAATCCTTTTAATTCAGATATTAGTTCATCCATCTTTGCTCTATCTGCTTCTTTTTGCTCAGCACCTGCTCCGCCTTCACCTATACCTAATATTTCAGTTAATCTTAAAGTTATTTCTCTTATTGCACCCAAAGCAACTATTCCAGGTAATGCCATTATACCTGCTGTTCCTAAAAATATTAAAGATGATGATAATCCAAATAAAGCAAGTGATAACAATGCAATAGGTCCAATCATTTCTGCTAATCCAGATAATACACTCATAATTTGTGTTATACTTGTTGCCACCGGTTCTAACACTCCACCAAGTTGTCCCATCCCATTAGCTAATATAGAAATTCCTGTTCCTAAAATTATCAACGCAATACCCAATCCAATAAGAGCTGCTATACCTGCACCAAATACTAATGCACCAACTCCAGTAAACATAATTGCACCTAAAGCAAAAACAGCTGCTGCAAATATTACCAATCCTGCTGCCGCTGCTATTACAGCATCCATACTCAATCCTGCTAATAAACTCATAGCATATGTGAATGGAATTAAAGCAACTCCTAATATTGCTAATGCTACTGAACCTACAATTATATCTGCGGCAAATTTACCTATTACATATGCAATTCCAGCAAATGCTGCTAAAGCAATTCCACCAAATAAAACTGCTGTCCAATCTACTCCTGCAAATTGTTGAAATCCTAAAGCACTTAAAGCAATTACACCAGCCAATAATCCTAATACCAAAACTCCTTTAAGTGCGTTATCACCAAATGATTTTAATCCTTTTCCTAATGCTACTAATGCTGTACCCGTTGGGATTCCTAATAATGCAATTGCTGCCATACCAATTGCACCAGCGGTCATAATTGCAAATGCTAAAGCTGAAACAGTCAATGCTAGTGCACCAACAAATACTTTACCATCTGCCATTTTTTTCAAACCTTTTGCTAAATCTTCTAATCCTTTACCAACTGAACTTACATTCATTTTTGATAATACAAACAATGTTGGTAAACCAGGTAACATTCCTAAAAATCCCAAACCAGTTGGAATTAAATTTAATGCACCAAATAAAACTTTACCATCACCCATTGCCTTTAATCCTTTAGCAAGGTCTTTTAATTTATCACCTATACCTTTTCCCTTTCCTACTTTATCGGCTGTATCACCTACTTTATCTGCTCCACCAGTTACATCTGGTTTTGTTCCAAATTCTAATTTTTTACCAAACATACCCGCAACTTTAGTTGCCGCAGCTTTAAGCATATTTTTTACAAAACCAGCAGATGAACTAACTATACCTTTCATATCAATTCCCAATGCTGAAAGACCTGTACCTAACTGTCCTGCTGCTATAACCATAGAACCCATTCCCTTCAATGCAGTTCCTAAACCAGTTGTTGCAAATGCAGTAAAAGATTCTTGTATTTTTTCAAAAGTTGTTAATTGTAAAGTACCATCATCATTTAATTTATCTTGGTTCTTTACCATTTTATCCATTTCTTCAACAGACAATCCTAATGTTTTTGCAGCTTGGCGTTTTTGGAATATATTCATCTTTTCCCACTCAGCAACACCACCCATTTGGTTAAGTACATCTTTTACTGCTGCTCCTATTTCTCCTTCAAATGCCAATCTTCTTGCATTATTAAGATTAATATTTTTACCAAGCATTGCACCTAATTCTAATTCATTATTAATTGATTCTTCAAAATCTAATAATGAATCAGTAACTTTTGTTAATGAATCCATATTAACGCCAAGTCTAGCTGCTGCTACTGCTGCTTCTGCAATATTTTTTCCGCCATCTTTACCATATTCTGCAAATGCTTTGGCTGATTTAGCAACATCTTTCATTACAGCCGATGGCATTACTCCTTTTTGTTTTGCTAATGCCTTTGTACTAGCTGCCATATCAGCTGCTATTGATGCCGAATTTCCATTTAATCTCGCAAAGTTACCGGTTAATGATGCTGCTTCATCACCGGTAATACCCATATTCATAGCCATTAAGTTGGTATTAAGTTGTGTACCAAATGATACATCTTTCATACCACCAAATTCTCTATTTAATCCTTCAGCTGTTTGTTGCGCATCTTTGAATACTAAGCCTAATGCTGTTGTGGATAAGGTTACGCCACCCATATACCCACCCATAGCTTTTATCGTTTCTCCTAATTTATCCGCAGCGTATCCAGCTCCTATTAAAGCGCTACCAACAAATCCTCTCCAACCGCTAAATAATATTTTTGCAGTACCAATTACCCCTCTTATACTTTTTTCAATCTTTTTATAAGCATCAATTTGTCCTTGAATAATTTCTTTTTGTTCTCTACTTATCGTTGCATATTGACCCGCTATATCTAAATTTTTTCCTTGTCTTTCTAAAATTTTATCAAATTGTAAAGCTTGAGCTTCTGTCAAACTCCCTATTGATTTTGCTTGTAATACCTGTTGTTGTATTGCATCTACTTGTTGTGCATATTCTGCTCTTATTGATTTTTGAGCTTCTACATCTTCAGGTCCTAATTCTGCTAATTTTTGTTGTAATGCTGTTAATTTATGCGTTTCACCTAAAAGGCCTTCAACCATTTCATATTTTTCAGATGTAGCATTTTCTTCTCTTAATGATGCTGCTAAATTTCCTGATGCTAGTTTAACACTTTTTGCCTGACTATCAGTTAATCTTTTATAAACATTACTTATTGATTCTAATCCTGATAATTCTTTTCCAGTTTGTGATAATATTCCTTTTTGTCTATCAGCATAAGTTCTTGCAGCCTCTAATCTTCTTTTTTGAACTTTTTCTAATTTTGTTTCAAGATTTTCAATTTTTCTTAACTTATCTAACTCACTGGCACTAATATCGTCAAGCTGATTTGCTTGTTTAATAGCTTCCCTCATCAACCTTATCCTTTCGGATAATGGTTTTGTAGTATCATCGTTAAAATCAATTCTATCTGCCACTAAAAATTAGTTTTTATAAATCTTTAATTAGTTTTCTAAATTTATCAGCATCCTTTTCCATCTTTTTCATAAATTCAATATGTTCAGGTGGAAGTTTAGCTTGTTCAGCTTTTTTAATAATTTGGTTTGCAGCTCCTTTTGATAATCCATCGAAAAATCTAGCTACAAACTTATCAGCCGCATCGAAGATTCCTTCTTTAATTTGTTTTTTATCTTTTGACATAGTTTCGCCTGTTTATATGTTATAAATATTGGCAAATAAAAAAGTGAGGATTATCTCCTCACTTTCGGCATGCTTGGCATTTTCATTTTAGATTGTGCTTTTTTATTTTCTTCAGCTTCTTTCTTTTTAAGGTCAGCCAATTTATTATAATAAAAGTTTCTAAGATATCTTGGCATATGATACACTTCCCACCAAGTAAACCCATTACCAAATTGAAGTAATTCCCAAATTTGGGTATGTAATTGAATCTTATAATCAGTTGGTAGGGTAAAAAAAGTTAATCCCGAAGGGAATATCCAGCGCCTCCGATTCGCCAGTTATTTCGGATACAAATACAAATCTCATATCCATATCAGGAGATATTTCTTTTACAAAATTTCTAAATGCTTTTGTATCTCTTGCTAAAAATTGATTTTGAACCCATCTATTAATAAATCCTCTATCAGAATTTCCATCAACAGATGTAATCATATATCTAAATCTAGTTGTTACATCTGAAGCCAAAGATGTTGCTTTATTTAATCTTTCTAAAGCTTGAACTTCTTTGTTTATTTCAATTTCATCTTTGTGATTTAATAATCTAAATTCAATTTCTTTTCCATTTGATGGTAAAGAAAATTTATATCTATTTTGACGATTTAATTTTGAATAATCAATATCTTTTGTTTGTATTTTTGATAAATCAATTGTTGTTTTTTGTCTTTCACCTGTAAATGGGTCACTAATTTCAACATCATAATCGGCACCATATCCTAAGATACGGGTTGCTAAAAGGATTGCATTTTTATCACCAATATAAACGTCATCAATATTCAAACCTGGTTCAACAACAACAGATTCAAATAATTTATCTAAAACTACACCCTTTTTAATAAGGTTTTGAGAAGCTAAAATATCTTCTTCTTTTGCGGTCATATATTTCAATTCAATAGTTCCTTTTGCTAAAGGATGTCCTTCTGGGTAAACCAATCCTTGAGAAGGTAATTCAATTACTTCTGTAGGGAAATCAAATGTTTTAGAAGGTGCTACTTTTGGAGCTTCATAGGTTTCTTCAACCTGTTTATTAACGATTTCTGCCATAACAATATGTATTTTTTATGTTTGTATATATAAATACATAACTTTGAAAAAATTGGAAAATAAAAAAGGGATACCTTTTGAGTATCCCTTATTTTTATAGTTTTTCTTAGATTAGAATTCAAGAATTGCGTAATCGTAAGATAGTGTTAATTCAATTGATGCAGGTTCATTAGAATCAAATGCCACATCACCAAAGTTTGCCTGAGAGATGAAAGCTCCTTTAAGTTTCCACTGCTCAATCTTATCACCAACAGGACCTAACATATAGAAATCTATATCTTTTTTGTAGAAGTCTGCGTAGCCATCTCTACCAGTAATAGATTCATGTGATAAACGAACCCACTCCATTACCGCTTGTGCTCCAGATGGAACAATTGGGTCAAAAAGTGTGATTGTTATATCTTGCCACTCACCTTTACCTTTCAACTTTCTTTTTACGTTGATATGGTCAAGAGTTACAACTTCAAATTGGATTGAAGGTCTTGCTGCTGCCTTTACTAAATAAGATTGGATACCATCTATTTCCATTACATAGCGGTTCTTCATCTTAGGCTCGAAGTTCGTATAGAACATCTTGTCAAACTCTAATATTTCTGCCATTTTACTTTCCTTTTATTTTATATTAATAAATATCAATTTATTTCAAATCCATATTATGCTGAGAAAGATGCCCCAGTTGGTAAGATGTTGAAATCTATTACAATAAATTCCGCCGTCTTAGCCGGTTGTAAAAAAATCTGTCCTGCTAATATGTTTCTGTCAATTACATCAGGTGTGTTGTTGGTTTCATCCATTACAACTCTGAATGCGTAAAGACCTTGTCTTTGTTGTACTGCTTCCAAATAAGGATTAACAGTGTTAAGGAATCTTGCTCTAGTTGTTGCTGTGTTTTGTTCGAACACTAAGAAACGAGAAGTAGATGCTACGAATTTCTTAACAGTGATAAGTAATCTTCTTACGTTGATTCTATCTAATGCTGAAGCCTTATCTTGCAATGTCTTCTGTCCGAATGCTACAATACCTTGTCCAGGGAATGCTGCAATTGGATTTACTTTGTTCTCATATAGAGTATCTCTTTCAGCGTGTGTTAGTCTATTTAATACACTAACTGCTCCAGTGATACCACCTCTATTCAAACCAGCAGGTGCGAACCATTCTGCTGCTAATCTATCATTAGAAGCGAATACAGCCGGCATCAATACTGATGGTGGAACTGCCAATAGTTTATTTGTATTAGTATCTATTGTTTTAACCCAAGGATAGTAAGTTGCTACATAGTTTGAATCTACAGCGTTTGATTGTACAGTTGATTCAGCAATTGTTGCATCAATTCTATTGAAATCAGCTATATAGAAACAATCTTGTCTATCTTCACACATATCAATTACTTTTGTAGTAACTGATGGGTGATATTCTCTAATTACACCAGGAGTAACAACCATATTGATATCAAACTCATCAGCGTTAGAAATTGCATTAATTGCTTTTTCATATGCCAACGTACCAGTTGATGTAGAAGTTGCTAAGTTAAATCCTTGCGTATTTGATACAGAAATATCAGAACCTAAGTTAATTTTTGTTGTTGCGTTTAATCCATCAAATCCATATTGGAAACCTAAGATAAATTGTCTCTTAGCCATATCTACTGAATTTGAACCGGTCATTACAAAACTTAACTGAGAATCGAATGCGAAATCAGAGTTTGAACCAGTAGTTACTCCAGAAGGTATTGGTTTTAGATACATCATATTATCATCAGCCGTACCTACAGTTTCAAAATCAAAACCAGAGTAATAAATTGGTGCGTTTGCTGTGTTTCCAGTTGATGTAGTTTGTAAAGCAACTGCAGGAACTTTTAATGATTCTGCATTACTGTTTGCTTTAATAGGATTTACATAAGCTGCGTGTCCGAATGGTGCTGCTGAAATTGGGTAAGTACCAGGACCACCTATTTCATTACCATCATTAATTACAACTCTTATGTATTTAGATTGATTTCCCCAATCACCATATTCGGTAATTTTTCCATCATCATCTACAGTGTAATATCTATCACCAATTCTTCTAGCAATATAGTTTACTGAAGATGGGTCTAAGTTTACGTTAGCAAATGTTTCTAAAACAACTTTTCTCTTATCAGTATCATCGAATCTTCTGATGGTAACAGTGAATGTAGAGTAATCAGTTGCTCCATCTTCACCAGCTGCTTTAACATTAGAAATACCTACTTTGAATTTGGTATTATAATTTGTTCCATGTCCAATAGTTACAAACTTAAATAAGTTGTATCTTTGTCCACTTATGTTTTGAGATTTTACAATTGGAGTTTCTGCTTGCTGAGCTGCACCATAAACTTGGTTTGGTAATACTGAAAGAGAAATAACAGTATTACTTGTAGATGAACCAGAGTATTCAGTTGCTAAATCTTCAAAATATAAATAAGAATAAGCTCCTTTAGAACCCATAGGAGATTCACCAAACACATCAGCTAAATCGTTAGTTGCAGATGGAAGAATTGATGCTGAAGTAAATACTGCAGATGCTGAAAGAAGGAATGAACCATCTGTAGCATCGTTGCTTGTTACTGCTCCACCAAGAAATCCATAATCTTGCAAACCATTTGCTGTTGAGTATAATACTCCAACAATTTTTTCACCCAATCCAGCTGAAGCACTTGCTATAATTGCTGCCGGTTTAACTTGAGTGTATCCACCAGTACCAGCAACTCTTACAATTGTTGCTTGTCCAGCTTCTCTCAAATAGTTTTGTACTGCGTACTCAGTATAGTAAGTACCATCAACCTTTCCGAATACTTCTTCGAATTCAGCTTGAGTTCTTACAATAGTAGGTACGAATGCAGGTCCCTCTTTTAGAGGTCCTATAAATGCGGCGCCGATTTCACCTATACCCTGTGGTAAGAATGATAAATCGTTTTCTCTTGTAAATACGCCCGGTGATACGATTCTTTCTGCCATTTTATTTCTCCAATTAATTGTTTTTAAGTGATATTTTGGAACATACCAAAAATACAAGTATAAATATAATAAAAATGTTCAAAACACATTTTCTTTTACAAGAACATGCTTTGAACATTAATATTATTTTGTATATTAAAAATATTATAAAGGTGCTGAACCACTTGGTGCAGCTATTGAACCGCTTGTAGGACTCCAAGGGAAATCACTCATACTGACATCAGTTCTGTTATACTTTTGTCTATTGATTTCTACATCAATTCTTTCCTTAATATGAGCCCAATAATTAGATGGTGCCGAACCACTAACTACGTTTTTAATCCATGTTAAAACTTGCTCTTCACTAAGTGATGAATAACTAGTAAAGTTATTAACATCTACATCAGAAACTTTGAATGGAGTAGCCCCTGTAAAAGATGCTTCTAAACCATTTTCATCTGTAGCTGTAACTTTCCAGTAAGTATTACAAATGACATCAGATAAATTTTCTGTGTTTTGTTTTTTAAGGCCTGTTAGTTCCCATTTGTAAGTATATGCCATAATTTATTAAAATTTATTTCTCTTTTATAAATATAACCTATTTTATTTTTTCAATAATTGTTCTTTTAATTCTTTGATTTCTGCTTTAGCATCATCTAATTGTTGTTTCAATTCCTTAACTGCTTCAACAAGAAGTGCAGGAATACCTCTATCTCTAACACCTAAAAATCCATCACCACCTTCTCTTACCAAAGTAGGTTCAACGGCTTGTACTTCTTGTGCTATGAAACCAATATCATGTTTAATCTTAGTATATTGCCATTCATCAGTATCTTCTTTCCAATCAAATTCAACACCTCTAAGTTTAGTTACTTTTTCAAGTGCATTTTCAATTGGTACAACATTTTCTTTCTTTCTAGCATCGGAAGGTGAACCATAAGCGATAATGTTATCAGATGCTATAATACCACCATATTGTCTCAATGCAATTACCGCACCACCACCTCTATTTGCTGAGTGGATACGGACACCAAATGAGAAACGCATCGCACAATATCCATCATTCAAGTCAACAATATCACCATCATCCGCCAATATGATACCGCTACCAGTACCATTTGCTCTTGAAACCCAAATACCACCAGCAAATCTAGCACAGTTATCAGAAGTACTGTTAGGGTCCATATAATATGATGAATCATTTGAATCATAGAATATTGCACCATAAACACGATTATCAAAATATGCAATAGAGTTTCCACCTTCTCTACCTATGTAAGCAAATTGGTTATTACCAGAGGTATTATCCATAAATCTTACATAAGAGTTACCATTGTTATCGTTGGCATCTATACGAAGCATGATATCATTGAACGAGTTAATGGATACAGAATCGGAAGGTGAACCATTTAAGTCAGTAGATGCTATACCATGAACAGTGTATGAATCATAAGTTGCGTTCCAGTCAAATGAGAAATAGAATATCCTAGATATATAAGATGAATATGAACCATAGTTACCCCAAATCGAGTATTCAGAACCAACTCTAAATGAACCTTGTGCTCTTATGTATGTATCACAATAAACATTTCTACTATTATAAGAACGAATCCATGTTCCATCGGTCATCCACCAACCACCACCATAAGATTCCCAATAAATACCACAATTTCCTTGTGCTCTAAACCAGTCATTTACATATGTACGAACAAATTGAGAACTTCCATCAGGATTTACATAATATCCGGTGTTGTTTCCATCATACCAATATCCTGCGTATATATCACCACCACCAACGTTTCTACCATATAATACAATTTCGTACCAAGGATATGTAGTACCACCCCACTTACCTCTTAACCACCAACGGCTTCCAGCATCAGCAGCACCTACCATCTGCCAACCATACGCTTGTCCTCCATCAGATGTTGCGTAGTGTTGACCAGATACAATACCTTGAGCGTGAACATAACCGCCACCTTGAGGATGGTCAGTTCCACCACCCCAAATATCCCATCCAGCAAAACCAGATTTCCAAGCGTTTGCCCAAGTACCTGCTGAAGTACCCCAACCAAAAGTACCTGTCCAATAGTTTACATCACCAGTATAATCAAATCTAGGAGTAATCCAATGATAACCCCTATTCATTGCCGCATGAGTTCTTTGAGTAAATCGTGCTAAGTTAGAAGTACCATTAGGGTCTAAATAATATCCTGAATCATTAGTATCATAAATGAATGGGAAATAACTACTATCGTACGCAAACATCCAACCATCAACTCTTAGATTAGCGTTACCACCAGTTGAACTAATACGGAATTCTGAAGTTCCACCACTCAAGTCAATACCAGGTTGAGAATCCCAGTGAGTTGCACCTCTTAATTGCCACCAACCAGCTCCACTCCAAAATCTAAATCCATTACCAGCACTATTAGGGTCTATATATCCACCTGTATCGTTTTGGTCATAGAATATTGGTGCCCTTGCATCACCATAAACAAATAATACATTATCTATTCTTACGTGTGAATCAGTTTCACCAAATGATGCAATTCTACTTCCTAAATCTTCGTTGTTAAAGATACGAATACCACCATATCCAGGTTGTGCACCCATACGGATACCAGTATGCCATCTTAGGTCTAATTTGGTGTAGTTACCACCATAGTTACTTATGTTTGTACCAATATAATAATTTCCTTGAGCATCACCATCAGCACCACCAAAGAATAATCTTCGAGCATCATAACTGTTATATGCATTGGCAAATTGACCTCCACCAATACAAAGCATTCTATCTGAATTACCTACGTTATTTAACCACCAAGATCCTCCACTATGTAGTAATCCAAATCCGTTTCCATCAAAGTAAACATATCCTCTATTGTTACCACTTCTATCTTGGTATATCCATCCGTTATCAGAGCGTGTATAGATATATGTTGAACTATTTGAGAATATTCTTGTATCATAAGATTCCCAATAAATACCCGTTGCACCCTGCGGTCTAAACCAGTTATTTGCTAATACATAAGAAAGTTGTGAAGTTCCATTAGGATTCACATAATATCCAGTATCATTTGAATCAATAAAATTAGTTCCATATACAGCTCCAGTATCTTTGTTGTAATCATAGATAGTAGAACGATACATTCTAATATTTACTTTCTTAGAACTTGCAGGTTCTGCTGAGTTGAATATTGATGTTACGGTATTTCTATCATCACCACCTGCATCTCTAACATGTACTGCAAATGAATTCCAATATCCTGTTCTCGGGAACCAGAATGCTAAGTTACCACCATAGTTAAGAACTTTAATATCGGTAAATCCAGGATTACCATAATGAATACCAGAGTTATTAATAAATGTACCTGCGTAAATGTATCCCTGAACTGCGAAGTCAAATGTAGGTTCGCCAGAATAACTCTTACCAGTTGCTTCCAATACAAATGATGCACCATAATCAACACCTGCATTTATAGATGAAACTACTAACGTACCATTTGCAAAGTCAGAACCGGAGTGTGCCCAAGTTCTAACATAATTTCCTCTAAGTTGTAAATCATAGAAAACAGAGTTACTTGCTGGGTCTGCGTAATAACTAGTATTATTTTGGTCATAGTAAATTGGTGAACGCATATCAGCGATACCATAAACTCTATTCATATAGATTTCACTAGTACCGATATACCATGTACTCTGATTATTTAAGAATAAGTTGCCATTTATATTTTTTCTTATATCCCAAGATGCCCAAACTCCATTTAAGAATCCATAGTTACTTCCGCCATCTCCATAAACTTGATATTGGAATTGCCCACTATTACCTCTACCATAGATACCACCATCTCCTTGTGATGAACGAATATAGATAGTACCATTGTTCCAACTATTAACGTAATGTGTACCACCATTAAAGTTGATACCACCCATTACGGAATCACCAGCAGGGTTTGTATAATATGCTGTATTGTTTTGGTCATAGAAAATAGGTGAACGAGCTGAACCATATGCCCAGAAGTTACCACTACTATCACCTTCTACAACGTTACTACCACCTGCATTTCTGAATATGAAATAGCTTGAGTATTGGAAATACCAGTTATTAGAATGATATTGAATCTTACCTGCAAATTCACCAGTCCATCCAGCTGAATCAGCTCTCCAATCACCAACAGTTCTTAACGATGTTGTTGAAGTTGGGTCTAAATAGTATCCAGTATTATTTGAATCATAGAATATTGGTGCTCTAAAAGATTCTGCCGCCTCAATATACATAGTACCCCAGCCAATACTTCTACCCATCAATAATCTATTAGTACCAGCTCCTTGGAATAAGAATGCCGATGCTACTCTTGTACCACTATCATGTATTGCAAATTCCCATTCATCTGCACAGTTTGCTAATATACCAGCTGTTATACTGCTTGCCCAACTACCATTATTAAAGTTGTAGTTATAAGATGTTGAACCAATTTGAAGAACGCCAGGATATCCATGATTATAGTTGTTATCACCTACACATAAATTATAAAGGAATGATTGACCTCTTGGGTCTACATATCTTCCTGTATCACTTATATCATATAACAAAGATGCATACATTTCATTTTCAGAACGTATCCATCCATCAACTCTAAGATTTAAGTTACCACTATCAGAACTCATACGGAATTCTCCAGCTGCTCCTATTACATCAATACCAGGATGTGAATCCCAATGTGTATTTGTTCTAAATCTCATTCTTCCAATTATACCAGAAGAAGGATTCCAATATGGAACAGTAAATTGGTTACTCATTTGTTCATTAACCAATTCTCTTACTCTTAGATTGTGATAATAAGTTTTACTTCCGTTTACACTACCATAACAAGTACCAAATCTTACATGTACTTTTCTAGTTGTTGAGTGCATTACACCATCCGTAGAATAATGTGCTATTTCTGATGTGTTATTTGCATATCTATCGGTTCCAGGACTATCTCCAGTATTAGCAGGTGTTCTCCAATTTCTTAATACCGCTCTTAATTGTATCCAAGAACCATTTGTATTTCTTTGTGAACCGTGGAAATACGGATTTGATGAAACATAGTTTCCTGCACTATTTAATTCATGCCATCCAAAATAAATGTTATCGTTTCCAGTACTTCTTACCCAAACACTAAATTCATAATCCTTCTCAGGATCAACATCCATCCATTCAGAAGAATACCAGTTATAACAGTTACCAGGGTTACCATTTCCAGTAGAAGCGTGCGCCTGAACAATACTACCATCTATAAATGTTATTTGTTCTCTTACCGCATTTACACCAATGTTAGAACTTACAACGTTTAAGTTTGCTCCACCTAAGTTACGAGCTTGAACACCATAAAGTACTGAATATCCATTAGGGTCTAAGTACCAAGCCGTATCATTGTAATCATAGAATATTGGCGCCCTCATTGAACCAAATGCAAAAAGGTTACCACTATTATCTATATATCCTCTTTGTACGTTACCGAATACAAATTCAGTATAAGTTCCAGAAGAACCTAAAGATAGATATGTAGATGAATAAACACCAGGTCTTCCCCATGCTGCACCCAATCTTACATCGGATACACCATTACCTTCAGCATTGCTTACTATGTAACCACTATCGTTTGTATAGTATGTAACACGATTTGAAGAACCACCTCTTAGGTAGAATCCACCATCAGCTGGATTAACATAAAATCCAGTATTATTTGAATCATAAAATATCGGTGCTCTTAATGAATCCGCTGCTTCAAAATAACCCTCAGAATATGTATAACCACTGTAGAAATACATTCTATATGCGTTGTTTCTAGCAATTCTTAAGTCATGGTTACTAAATGAACCAACAACTGATAATCCACCTACATGTGAGAATATACCCGTTTGGATACCTTCGTTTCTTGCAAAAACTCTTATAATAGAATGCGGTGCATTTGATACATGCAATTGAGTACCCCAACCACCAGTATCAACCCAATCACTTCCACTATCACCAACGTAAAGGTTTCTTAATCTTGAAGAAGAATTAAGGTCTAAACGGAAGTTTGTATCAGCGGAATCATAGAATACCGGTGCTCTAAATGAATAATCAGATTGTACATAACCAGAAGAGTCTATAAACATACCATCTCTTCTTGTTCCATAATCTTTTACAAAGAATGTTAAAGAACCAGGGGACCAACCACCAACATTACCAGCTGCTTCTTTCTTAGCTATAATACCTGCTAAGTTTACAGAGTTACCAGCACCAGTTGCACCTTCAGCTGATGTAAATGTTAGACCAACTGTTGTTTGGTTTCCACCATTATTATTATGTAATGCCAATGCCGGCATAAATCCATTAATACCGGTTGTTGAATTATCTTTTCTAATTAAGAATTGAGGTGTATGGTCTCCAGGATTTCTATATGATGCACCTTCCCATTGGAAGAATGATTGTCCATTTGTAGTCTGTCCATTTACATAACCATATCCTACTAAGTTAAGAATATTAAGGCGTGATGTAGATGCAAAATCACCATAGTAGTTTGTATCATTAGAATCATAGAATATTGGTGCTCTTAATGAGTTACCTGCTTGCAAATAGTTGTTTACATACACATAACCAGCTGCGTACATTTCCATATTTGTAGAACGAGTACCAGATGTATTAGTATTATAAAAATACAAATCACCACCAGTACTAAATCTCATATATGCTTGTCCATAAGATGTATTTGGTCTACTAAATCCGTTTGGAGAACCACCATCATTGTGAACGTTATATCCAAATCCACCTTCGTTCCAAGTTATACCCGGCTCAGATACCCACCACTGCATTGTTGATGTTACACCACTACCTAATTGAGAACCTAATGCGGTTAATCTTATACTCGTATCACCATGTCCAGCAGTTAATCTAAAACGTCCAGGTCCACTATCAGCAACACCCAAAGCAATAGTTGCCATTCTACTTGTACTAGCAAAGTCACCATAATAGTTTGTATCATTACTATCGTAAAATATTGGAGTTCTAATATCTGAATAATGGAAGAAATAATCAGAATTCAATCTTGCATGCTCAGTACCACTACCCAATACTCTAAAGGCAAATGAGTTACTGCTTGACATTCTAAGGTCAAGTCCATAATCCAAATCACCAGTAACAATCATGCCCCAGTCATTATTGTTTGGTTTATTTATCCAAAGAATTGCATCAGTACCAGAAGCTTCATTATCAACACCATCTAATCTCAATCCACTTAAACGAGATTGAGTACGAGGGTTTAGATAATAGTTAGTATCATCGGTATCATAAAATATTGGTGCTCTTAATGAATTACTTGATTGTCCTATACCAGGGAATAATACAGTTTGAACACCCCATCCAATATTTTCACCAATTGTCCATTGTAAGTTTTCATATGCAATTTGACCTAAGTTTTGGCTTTCATCCAAAGCGGTAATTGTTGATTTTGCCGATGAACGAAGCATGATGTTAGAACCACCAGTTGCTCCATATCCTCTTCTATCTGCAGCACCCGAACCAACTATCAAATCGGCATCAACATAACTTGCATAAGCTCCATTTCTAGAAACCTCTATCCTATTCATCACACTTCTACTAGCAGGATCTGTGAAGTAGTTTCCGTCATTTGAATCATAATAAATTGGAGCGTACATAGCTGCTGCGGCAGTATATGTTCTAGTTCTTTCATCACCAACATCAGTAACATCATATACCGTTGCTGATGCCAAATAAGTGTAGAAAGTTGCGTTACTTCCGCCAGATATATAATAGAAGTGTGTTGATGAGAATGATGATGTACCAGAATGTACCATTAATGCGTAATCCTGATATTGACCTGTTCCTATATTTGATGTCAACCAAGTTGCCGTACCACCACTACCAATTGAGTTAGATGCGTATTCAACACTTCTACCTGCTGGTATTTTCATTTTGAATACAACCAACAATCTTCTACTTCCAGGTGATGTTGATGTTGCGAAATACCAACCACCATAACCAGGTGATGTACCATTTGAAGTTGTTGGGGCATGTTGTATTTCAATTACCCATCCACTACTATTTGGAACAGGAGAAACATTTGTATCTAAGAAACTACCATTTTTTCTAGTGTGAGTTACAGCAGAACCACCAGCATTGTTATAAACAGAAATACTATTATTTCCATCAGAAAATTCTTCATCAGGATATAATTTATATCCAGCAGGTTTTAATATTCCCCACAAAGGATTAATATTACCAACTATACCATTTCCACCAGGTGTTGTTAATACTAATTGAGAATTTATGTTTAATACATTTAGATTCGATGTACCCGCTGGGTCTACATAATAATTTGTATTATTTGAATCATA